TATTTATATATAAAAAAGGCGGCCTTTCAGCCGCCCTTTCAAAGTTATTGATGTGAGAGAGAATTACTCCTCTTCAGCCAATTTACTAAAGTAAGACAACGTATCGTCATCATCACTAGCTGCTTTTGGAGCAACATCAGTACTTTTCGCAACACTACCACTTTGAGGCGGGAGGTCTGTTTTATCAGCAGTTGTTGCGCTTCGTACACCTGTAATCGTCCTATTCAGTTTCTCTTTGAGTTCGTCATAGGTTTTAAAATTATCGGGTGCAAGAAATGGTTTAAGAGGGTGTTGAGAAGACCACAATGTTTTAATATCTTCATCACTCTCTTTAATTTGTGATACGCCCTCAAACTCGGACTTATCATAGTTCCAGTAACCGTCAACTTTTCTGATTTTTAGTTTAAAGTTTGCACCTTTCCAAAAATCAAATGGATTGATTGGTTTCTCATCTTCAAACGCTGGTTGCATTGACTCTGTAATCTTATCAAAAATCTTTTTACCGAATTTAAATAAGAAAGTCTTACCTTCGTTCTCTGGATGCTTAGGATCAGATACCACTAGAATATTTGAGTAGTAAGATAATTTTCTTTTTCTCTTTCTAGCAATCTCTTTATCACTATCTAAACCAGTATTCCAAAGTCTTGTGTTTTCTTCTGACACAGGATCTTTTTGGCCTAGTGTTGTTAGTGAGTTCTCAATATACCAACCACCTACATCTTGGAATGCATGTGACCATACTCTTTGCCAAGGTAAGTCTTCACCTTCTGGCGCTGGTAAAAATCTAATTACAGCAAAACCATTTCCAGTTTTATCTAGTTCTGGTTTCCAGAATCTGTCGTCTTGGTATTTTGATTTGTTATTTTGTTTGTCCTCAGGATTGAGGTTAGCCTCTATGGCTTTCGTAAGTTTGTCAAAGTTACTTGACGATTGTTTTAATGTATCAAAGTCCATTATATTTTCTCCTTGTATATATTTTCGTATTGTTGTTTTTGTGTTACCTGTATAATCGGTATCATAGTTATTTATAAGACTTCTCCTTTTGTTTTACCCATTTTGCTAATTCTTTTTTATTGGGTTTAGGTAAAGTCTTATCAATTCTGTATTTCTTATAACGCTCACACCAGTCCACTATTGTATCTAATAATCTATAAATTATTCTATCAAACATATTGTCCTTAGTATAACACATTATGAGCCATTTGTCAACCCTGAAACACAATTAAATCTCTTGTTTAATTCATCAAAGTTTATATAATCTAAATTCTTATTAGTCCACTGTGGTACTGTACTATTTACAGGATCACTACCTGATATACCCTTTGGATTGACCTTAATAAATTTCACTTTAGGAAACTCATTCATTAGTTCTTGCCATTGATTAACCCAATTTACATCTGGTATAGGACTATTCTTCTCGTTGGCGTAGTTTGATGTTGACTTATACATATTGTTGACATGATTATCAAAGCTTTTCAAGTCATGTCCAATTAGATACATTTCTTCCATATCTTCATTTTGATTACATGCAACAAAACCAGCAGTTGAACCAGCTGCCCAACCTCTATCTTTATTATCTTTTAAATCTTTTAATGTGTGTGCTTTATCATTTGGATTGACCCAACTGACATAACAACCAGTGTGATTAATTTGTTTCTTTTCTATTTGTTCACCCCCAGCAATTCTTCTTATAATACTTGCTTGACCTGATATAGCAGAACCATGAAAAACAAACTCTTGTCTATCTTCTCTTTTATTTTCATGCATCTTAAAATTTTTTTTAGCAATTTCTATTTCATTTGGAGTTAAATTAGCATAGACAATACTATTATATACCATACCAGGAACAGCGTTCCAATCTCTAAACCATGTTTCATTGATGTCAGCATAACCACTTTGGTATACTTCGTGCATCATTGGACCATCAACAGAAATTAATACATCTGGTGTAAAGTCTCTATATAATCCATTACAACCATATATCTTTCCATGTTCTTTTAATTTTAATAAATCTACTGGTGATCTACTTTGACCATTCCCTATACAAAATACTGTTTTAGCCATTAACAAATACCTCTTTCATAATTAATTTACATTCTGTTACATTAAAATTTATAAACGGTCTCACTCTGGTAACCTTAAGTGAGATTTCAGGCCATACAACTTTCTCGGTAATTTCTTTATCCCAATTTTTAGTAAAGTTAAGAAAGTGATTAAGCACGACCGCGGTCTGGTAACTAATTTTCCTTTGAATAAGTAAACGTAACATTCTTGGATGCTGCCCATTAGGAACAGCAAGACCATCATCAAAAGAAAGCCTACGGTTGCTAAAGTCATCAACAATATTATTGCAGTCTCCTCTAAAATGGTAGGCAAACGATTCTTTGCGTTTCTTATAATCCAAATAAACATCTTTACCATCATTCTGTAACAGATTACCAATCCATCTCTTACTATCTGAAAGAAAGTTAGCAACAAAGAAATCAAGTATATCATCTTGTCCATATTTTGTACTCAGTTTGTGAAAAAAGTATCTATCTTTTCTCCTTGTAAACGTATCCAATTTTGCGTTGACTTTACCACCATACTTATAATAGTCGTATGTATCCGATGCGAAATGTAACTTGATAGCCAAGTAAGTTTTATATACATCAAATCCACCATACATAATTAAATGGGTAACATACCACACTTTGGAAACTTCAACATCTTTAAGTTCATAGCTTCTAACTTAATTTTTTCTTTTAATGATTTTGAGATTAATGATGATACTTGACTTGTATCTAAACCATTTTCTTCACAGTACCAAACAACAGCATCCATGTATGTTATTCTTTTTTCTTTTACAATACTTTCAATATTTAAACTAAATTCTTTACTATTCATTAAAGTCCGATCTAACTATATGTTTCCTTAAAGCTCTTAATAGTCTTTCCATATTATCAATAATATCAATAAGACCTTTATCTGTTATGTAGTGCTGTTTGGCTTTTAATTTGTCGTATTCTTTAAGTGAAATTTGTACCATCGGTGATGGTGGTGTAGCTTCGTTTTCGTAACTTGCGTCTTCTGATCTATCGTCTGTCATTATATTCTCCTAATTATATAAGTGTAGGTTACTTACTCTCGCTTTCGCCTACACAGTTGCAACTCTTTTAATATACCACACTTTTACAGTATTGTCAAGTGTTAGTCCCTGGTAATAAATTGGTATTCATCTGCATATCAAATGTATGGAATATCATACACTTATATGGATCGTTTGGTGTCTCTGCTACTGCTAGAGTTTGGTGTTTATCATTAATGTAATAAGTTATCGCAAATACTATGTTGCCATCTTCTTTAGCACTTTCTTTACCAAAACTTATGTTGATAGCCGTAAATTTATTATCTACGATATATCTGTCCACATCTTCTGGTGAGCCACACATCATAGGATATGACATCATCATCAAATTATACTTTTTATACTCATCAGCAAAACTGATTGTACACCATAATAGACAGATTAAGATTAATAGTTTTTTCATATCTTACTTAATAAGATATGGGCTAGTCTTGCTTGATCTTATCCTTGTTTAGTTCTTCATAATATTTATAAAAGTCGTTAATGGACTTCTTCAATGGATCCATATAATCTTTCTTTTCTTTTATAAATGATTGAACAGAACCATCTTCTGAGGCTAGTAAAATAACAATTTGTTCTATCTCTTTTCCGAATAGCTCTTCGTACATTTGAGCATAGGCTGAAGTCTGCATAAAGTAGTTTTCTATCCAGCTTTCTTGTCGTTCTTTGTTTGCCGTTTTAAAATCTATTACTGATAACTTACCATTGTATTCAGCGATACAGTCAACTTGACCTGCGATAGTCAATTTCTTACTGTACATAATTGTTTCTAAACAATGTATGTTGTCAATCTGATCTACATATGGTTTGATTAGTCTAAAGAGACCTAATGGTAATACACCTCGTTCACTTGGTGTTAAACCTTTGATATATTGTTCTATTAATAAGTGAGTTGCTTTACCTCGTCTAGCCGCTCTACCCATTTCCCAATTGGC